GGTTTCTGCTAGGTCTTGTTTGTCTTGATGAAACTCTGCTATTTCTTTCGATAGAGCCTCTACCACAAACTCTTCAAGTCTGCTGAAATTTTCAGACACAACTTTTTGATCTGCGTGTAGTTCTTGAATTTCCGCTGCAAGTCTTTCAAACACAAAATTTTTCAATGACTCTGAATGTTGTTTCATATTCACTGCGTATTGTGCTGTCTGATCTGCCAATTGTTTGCGATCATCTGCAAACTCAGCAATCTCAGTTGCCAATTTTTCTGTAACAAGTTTGTCCACAGCGTCAATCATTTGCTGTTTGTCTTGTGCATATTTCTTGGCGAACTCTTCGCGTAGTTCTGCTGTGGCTGCCACTTTGTTTTCTTCCACTTTGGCTGCCCAAGCTGTTTCTATTTCGGCTCTGATCTCTTTGGAAACAACGTTGTTTTCAAAAAGCGATTTCAGTGCATCTAACATTATGTTTTCTCCTAATTAGTTTAACGGAGTTTACTGATGATATTCACCAGTTGTTCCTTTAAGTATTCTTGTGCCTGTGTGTCCCTTGCGATGTTTAAAGCTCTATAACCACCTTTTGTGTTCAAAAGATGTTCATAAATTGGTGTAGGATAGGCTCCCGGAGCTGACGGTTGAGCCACTATATCCACAGTGATGATTTCAAAATCGCTCACTTGTCCAGACCCGTCTTCTTTGACGTTGCCTGATCCACGCGATGAAACTCCCAGTTTAACTCCGCTTTCCAGCATAGTTTTAACCAAGAGTCCCATAGGCGTAGGTAATATTTTTAGTTTGCCATGACCATTTGGGCCATCCATCCACATGCTTGATAACATGTGACTCACACGGTCCAAATTGATATTAAGTCCTTCTGGATGATCCACTTCGCCCAACACTGAATAACCACCTTTGATCTGATCGTTGAGTGTGTTGACAGCTCTACTGATTTCACTCACAGGATACACTCTTTGATTGGCGTTTTTGACACCACCTTGAATGCAGATACCTTTCATGTAAAGGCTCTTGCCCCCGTTCTTGTCTTCTGTAGACTCCACGACCAAACCTGCTTGGTCGAATGTCAATGTTTCGCGTAATGTAAACATCTTATATTTTATAAGTCCTTAACTTTACTTCTTGTTAGCCAATATACTTTTTGTATTGTCTGACTTGTCAGCAGTTTCTGGTCCTTTGGCTTTTGCCAACTTGATAGATGCGCCTGGCGTATTAATGTTGCCTGCGTCATTCAACTCCGCTTTTGGAGCTGGTCTACCTTTTTCTTCTGAACCAACGAAATCAACTGCGTTGCCGCCCATTGCTTTCGCTTGCTTAGGAGTTGGAGATTTTGCGTTGTCCGAACCGTCAGTGTGTTTCACTGCCACTTTGTCCACGTATTCTCTCATTCTTTCTCTGTCGCTTTTGATTTCAGATGTTGCTGGTTGTGCAGCTACTTCGGCAGTTGCCACTGGTGCTACTACTTCTGCATTGGGTTGAACTTCAGTTGCTACAGCTTCTTTTTCAGCTTTTTCTTCGCCTTCGCTGTCTTTGTCGCCATCGTTTGACATTAATTTTTCAAACTCAGCTTTAAGTTCTTCCACTGCATCTTCTAAATCAACAATTTTGTCTTCCATGTCTGCAGCCGCAGGTTTTTCGTCACCTTTGTCTTCAGCATCTTTGTCGTCTTCGATGTCAGCGATCATGTCGTCTGTGGCATCTCCGCCAACTTCAGCAGTCACTGGAGCCACTGCTACTGGAGCAACTTCTTGAGTTGTTTCAGCGGCAACTTCTTCAGTAGATTCTTTTTTCATTTCTTCTTTTTCTTTAGAATCTTCTTTGTCTGCTTTTTTCATTTCTTTGTCTTTTTTTGCTTCTTCTACAGGGGTTTCTTCAGTTGAAGTTTCTTCCACTGCGATATCAGCAAGGTCGGTCTCTAATAAATTTTCGTAGATCGAACGTGACTTCTCAACCACTATTTCGTGAAATAGGGCTTCAGCTCCGGTTCTGTCATCTGCGGTAAGTTTTTCAAGCATTTGCTCGAATTTATTGTTTGAGTTGTCTGACATTTGTATGTCTCCTTGACGGTTAGTTGTTTTGATAAGGCTGTCACCTTTATTTAACAAATTTAGTCAAAAGTGGGCAGATATAGGTCGATTTTGACTAATTTTGCACAGGTCGGGGTCTGCAAAACGCATTGCGAAAATCACTCACAATCATTTCGGAATAGTTGTGATGTCTTTGAAATTCCTCAGCCTGAAACCCTTTGCGATCATCTGACACCACCCTAATGTATTGATTTTTGGGGTTTTTCTGTATCACAATGCCGGTTTGACGCAGCCAATTGCCATGATAGGTGGCTGGATCTGTGATTTTACGGTAATTGCGTGTGCTGCCATAGAGGTTGTTGAGCTTGCCTTCTTCTGTGCCCACATAGTCAAAACCCAAGATATAGAACGTTCGGTGCTCATGATGCGTGGCCAGCCACAGTGCTGTGGGGCCGCTGCTCCAGCCTTGACTGGGTTTAAAAAAGTTAAGACCTTTGTATTTCTCCATGTTTTTGTTGGGATTGGTCCACACAGGATGTTTGAGCTGCCAGTTGTTTTCGCAGATCTCTGTGACCATTTTGGCATCCACGGCCACCAAAAAGTCCGGAGTAAACTCTCGGTACAGTGCATTGCAACCATAGATTCTGCCCCATTCACGCAGATGATCCAATGGTATATTTTTACGACTGAGACCATTGCCCAACACAAAAGCAATGTTGCCTTCCAAAGGCGGTCTTGTTTGAGTGGGCACGGGTGTGGGAGTTATTGTGGGTGTAGGTGTGGGGTTAGGTATGGGTTCACCAGTTTTTAATGCCCTATGCAGTGCTTTGCTTTGATTACGCTGATGTTTGAGGATTCTCCACTCATCTTTGGTGTATAAGGATTTGTCCAATTTGGCCATGGGGTGGCTGTTTCAGTTAGGCTGCGGGTTGACTGCTGGCAATACTGTACATCTGTCTCACAAACTCCAGATCTTTTTGCTGTTCGTTGTTGTGAAATTCACTGGCTTTGCGAGCGCGGTTGATCTGTTTCAGAGTCAAACGAGTTTTGCGTGTGTCTGTGACACCTATGATAGACTGATCATGTTTGGGATCGTACATTTTGTGATCCGCAGTGTTCAAGTCATTTTTGTCAAAATAGAAGATTTCACGCAGTTGCATGAAATTATTTATGCTTATGTGGTGGGTGTTTGGCCTGGAGTGGCTGTGTCTGCTGCAGCAGTGTCAGTGGGCTCCACTGGAGCAGTGGTTTCAGGTTCTTGAGCTGCTAAATCTTGCTGTATGTTGGCAGATGTAATACCAGCACTTCTCATTTCGGCAGCCGAAGTGGTGGGTTTCACTTTGAATTTCTCGTCATTTTCTTCACGCCATAATCTTTCATTTTCAGCCAATTCATCTGCACTCATGCCCAAAAATCTCATCAGCGCATATCTGTTGCTGATGTAGGGCAGTGCTGCCACTTGGCTGAATGTTTGTATTCTGTTGTTGTCCAATTCTGCTTGTCTGTATGAAGCAAAGTTCTGTGGAGTTTGAAACTTGATGTCAAACATACCCACGTCAATGTTCACACCTTTTTCCAATAGATATTTTTTAAAATCGTTGTTGAATTCATCTGCCACTAAATTTTGTAATCTTTCACAATAATTGTTGAATCTCAATTCTTGTATGTATGCAGTGCCCACTCTACCGTCTGTGTATTGTGCATTGCTGTCATCTGGACCTGTGGGCAAGTATGAGCTGGGAATACGCAATCCACGCAACAGTTTATTGGTAAAGTATTTTAAATCATCAATTTCGCCAAGGTTTGTACCGCCTGGCAGTGTTTCCACTTTAGATCCACGACCTTCTGCTGTTTGAGGGAAGAAAAAGTCTTCATTGATGGATAATGGATTGTAGGCAGAATCTATCACATTGGTTCCACCACCTGTGCTGGATGGAATACGTCGCTGATGAATTTCTGTTTTGACTCTTTCCACAAACTGCATGGCCAAGTGACTGGGCATGTTACCCACGTCCACATAGAACACACGTCTCTCTGGAGCTCTTTGCACCCTGTAAATGATAATTGCGTCTTCCAATAATTCTTTTTGTTTGTACACTTTAAATATGGATTCCAACAATGAATTTCCAAATGGGAAATTATTGTCTAGGCCTTCACTCAAACTCAAATGTATCACATGTTCAGCGTTCACTGCGATTTCTTTGAGATTGGTGGTGAATCTTGTGCCAGTCTGTTCTGGGCTCATACCCACCATGCCTCTGACACCACCGGTCAAATAACCAGCGCCGCCTGCTGTGACATTGCCATTGGTTTGAAATGGAGTGGTTGCAATTAAATCTTTGAAATTTAAATTCACGTCTCTGATCACGTATTGTTCGGGCTTTTTGCCTTCGGATTCGTTCACAATAATTCTGCTGACCTTGGCTGGATCCACATGGAACCATTTCTTAGTTTCTGGATCTTTGATAAAAAAAGCATCTCCGTACTTGAACACATTACGGAATATTCTAAAAATTCGTTTGTTGAAATTGTTGTGTTTGCACCACTGTTGCAGATACTGTCTTAGGATGGTCATTTCTGAGTTGGTGGCTTTTTGTTTAAAATCCAGTTTAAAATTGGTGTCGTTCTGTTTGTTCAGTTGTGAACAAAATTCAGCCAAGATGTCTAGAGCAGCATTCACTTCAGAATCCATGTCCATGGTGTTGTACTGACCATATCTCTCCACTCTGTTGGGCGATCCTGAATACACATCAGGCAGATAAGAACTGTAATTGGTGGCGGCTGGTCCTGCCAGTCTGCCTGTGCGACTGTAGATCTCGTTGTCGCTGACCTGATTAAAATATCTTTTCCAACTCATTATCCTTGACCTTGATATTCTGTGTTTTCTGCAGTTTGTTTAACAAATCTTTTTTGATTCTGCAATTCTGACAACATGGCTTTCATAGTTGTATTTAACTCGTCTAATTTGTCACTGGAATTTTTGCCAGTTGTGGCAACAGTTTTTGACATGTTGTTGTTCAATCCTGCAAAAGATTCGCTCAATCCGTTCAATGCTGTAGTATAGCTGTCTATTTTGCCTTTGTCAAGTGAATCCAGTGTGGCATTGATATTTTTGGCAAATGATTCACCACCACCACCAAACAGCTTGCCAAAACCAGCAGCAATGCCGCTCACACCAAAAGTGGCCATAGCCCCGCTCAAAGACATTGCTCCTGATGCAACACTTTTTAAATTCTGCCCGTCGATTGAATTGAATTTGTTCAAGTCGTCAGCAAATTTGCTGAATGCTCCGCCCATGAGCCATGCTGCTCCTGCAATGCCTGCTCCAATCAGTGTGATGGAGAATCCAACAGCAGCGGCTCCAACCAATATCAAAGGAGCTTTCACTCCAAACGCAGCCAATCCACCAGCTAAACTTTTGAGACTGGCTCCTATGGTGGGACCTCCTTTGCCAACAGATTCCAAAATTTTGCTGCCACTGCTTGATCCTCCACCTGACGATGGTGCTGCAGATATTGATTTACTACCGGTGCCTTTTACAAAACCTTTGGCTTTGTCATATAGTCCCATTGCCGCGTCTTTGCCTGTGCTCATCACTTTGCCACTGCGGCTAAATGCATAAGCACTTTTTGTAGCGGCCACTACGACAGCTAGGCCTTTGAGTCCCACCAATACCACTCCTAT